ATGTGCAGTCGCCAATTTGTTTTATCAAATCGGCAAACGAAAATAACCGCCCAGGCTCCAATCTGATGCGGTTATAATCTTTTAACTATATTCAATTTGGGACTAACCGCTTGCTCTACGGGTAGTACCTTTTTATTTATTAGCTATTAACATTATGACACATCTATGAATCTATGTCAATAATTTTATCAATAAGCATATCCAAATAAATGTTCTGACTATATTTATATCACATTATAGAATATAATATTTTTACAGCACTTAGATTTGATTCTATAGTCACCTCCAAAATAATCTCGTCTCCACAGCGAGATAGGCTTGCTCCACACAAGCCACCTTTAATAGCATGATATTCAAAACAAAAACAAATGTCGGAGGTGGCTTATGGAAAATATAATTAAAAGTGTTGTTGAGTGCGATTCTGTGTATGGGATGGTTTGCGTATTAGCATGTCTTATATTCTTTTACGCCACCATTCGATTTGTAGTGCCTTACATATACAAAATTGTATGTAAATTATGCAATACATTGGTAAAATACAAAGATGTTTACACAAAAGCCAATGTTAAAGATGTCTCATTTGAGACAGAATTACATCGGTAATTTTGGACTACTGGATTCTACTCTGGTAGTCCTTTGGTTTTTAGGTCTATATTCTCCGTTTCTTCCCTGCGGCTAGGAGAAATCCTTGCATTATCCCATTTCTTCTATAATGAGTATAGTTGCTATTATGAAATAGAAGAGCAGCATCACTCTTTTGGTTTATACCCAGTCACGTACACATTTTTGTGTAGAGGATAAATCCTCGGCAAGTTTTCCTTCTTGGTTTGGAGCACCTGTTACAAGCCTTTCGACTCAGAATCGTTTATGCTCTCTGGACAGTTCCATATCTGAATAATCAGATTTAGGGATTCCGTTGCTGATCGGTGGTCTTGCCTTCTCCCAAAGGCATTGTTACTTAGGGCTTTCGCCCGTAACCAACAGTATGTTTTCTTGCCATTACTGACATCCTTTTCGGAGTGCGTTCACGTTTACCGTTTCCAGTTCCGTTGTAGCCATACTGTACTGTGTATTCACTATAAAAAAGCTTCCCAGCACTGAGGATAGCAATCCTCAATTACGATTCATTTTATAGAACATCGTGAGTTGACTAAATTCACACATTCCTACCTTTGAAATTCATGTTTTATTCACGAATGACTTAGGCATGAAGGGCATATTCAAAACATAAAACAGATGATTTGAAATCCATGCACTCGCATGTTTTACCGATGTTCTTGACTCCGGCAAATATTCCTGCGCCGAGTCCGATAGATCCAAACAATCCAAGTTTGGAGGTTAGTGAGTCAATGACGTTCATGACTGATGTAAATCCGTCAACGACTGTTTTCATGTCATCTCTTTTAAAGAGGTTTTGGGCTACGCCAACACCAGTTTGTTTTAATTGTCCCCACTTAACTTCAATTGAATCAAGTGCGGTTTCAAGTTCTCTTGATGCACTGTCAGTATCAGTTTCCATTTTATTTATGGATTCTGTAACAGTATCCAGATTGTTTAAAATAGCGGCTACTATTTGTCCCTGGCGTTTGCCCGCTAAAGCCTCTAAAAGCCCAGCCTGATCCTTGTCAGTTAAATCCTGATAAATTTCTCCGATATCAAGGAGGAGTTGTTTTGTTGATTTATATTCTGTCTTTGCTTCATCTGTAAAAATACTTATACCGCCTGAAGTAGAAGCAGTTTTGGTAAGATTGGCAATGGTTCCTGATAATTCTTCAATATTACCAATATATTCTTCGGTTTCTTCGTCATATCCACGTATCCTCATGGATATGGTTTTTAATGCATTTCCTACAGATGCTGCATCACGTGTGATCTCTGTCCTTAATATTTTGAAAAGTTCGCAACGCTTTTCATTATATAATGATTTGTATTGTTTTAAGCTACTTGATCATAATATTTATTTTCATATCTATCAACAAATTCATTCCACTGTTCTATTGTGTTATCTCCGTACCCATAGTATTTATGGAATAATTTGTGTATTTTTTCAGTTATGCAAACATATTCATTATAATATGCTTGCAAATTTAGGAACGTATCTAAGAAATAATTTAAATCTTCATCAGTATAATCAGAAAAATTATCTTTTATTTCAAAATTTAAAATATCAATTGTTTCTTGCATTAGAAGATTAAAACTCCTACAATGATGTATAATAAGATTAGAATGCTCGCCAGTTATACAACAAGTATAGTTATTTAATTCACGGACTTCGATTTTCCAATTAAATAACCTAGCTCTGACAAAGCTATTTAAATTTTTATATCCATCTTTAACTATATCCGTTGGTCTGTATAAATTTAAATTCCATAATTTTTGAGCTATACTTGTAGGACTTCTGTTTAATTTATTCGCCAATTCTTCATTTGATTTTTCAAGATAATTCTCAGTCAAATATTTAATATCACTGACTGAATAAATACGGTTAATGTAAAAGTAACTTGATAAATTATTAATTTGTGTCCTATGTATAATGGAAGCATATGTACGATTAGGCAGTAATCGCAATATTTGATCCATAGGTACTTTATCATAAAAATTATTTAAAATATTATCTTCTTCAGGATTCCATAATCTACTTTTGGATAAACCGATAGTTTGTGCTTTGGCACGAATTGCTTTTATGGAATATGATTTTGATAACATATGTTGTATTTCTTGATTCTTTATTACACGATAATAGTTCCTCAAAATATTAATATCTTTTTCAGACCATCGAATATATTCATACATACATTCTCTTGAACAAAAATGTTTTTTGTTGTTAGATACCTCTGATTTTATTCTTTCAAATACTTTACCACAATTATTGCAAGTACATAATGATCTATTTTGAGATGCTTTTTTACCACACTCAACACTACAATATTTCTGATTATGATGATATGTGTTGAATTCTTTATTGCATACTTTACATATTTTGGTTTCAAGTTTAATTTTCTTTTTTCTATAATTTTTATAACAATTCATAGAACAAAATTTTTGAATATCTTTTACGGAATTTTCAATAGAAAATTCGTTTCCACAATAAATACATTTCTTTGTTGTTGATGTTATTAGTCCTTTATTGGCGCATTCTCTCGAACAATATAATTTTTTATGTGTTCCATTTTTGTATTTTTCATATACATTTTTATATACGATATGTGGTTTACCACAGCAATCACATAAATGTTCTACGCGATTATAATCATGCTTGCATTGAATAGAGCAAAATTTACTATTTTCTTTTCTTGAAAAATATTCTTGTTTACAATTCAAACAAATAAATATCTTTTTAGACATATTCATTATCTCCCTTAACATTCATTATTGATTCTTTTTCCTTTTAGTTTTTTTCTCATAATAAAAAAGAAATCTAATGCCTCTTGGAGTTCATTTGACTTCTCAAATAACCATGCTTCTTGACCATGATATATGATAGATTCTTTATCAAAACCCAGCCCGTATAAAAATCTGCATAGTCTCACAGATTCACATCTATATTTATTATTCATATTTTCTTTTCCTTGTACAATACAAATCATTAATACAACTTATATTTTCATATAAGAGTAGACTATTTCTTCATCTCCACCATTATGTGCTGAGAGTGACCTTTTCGTTTAAAGGTGTTTAACCAACGCCATTTGCGATTTGCGTCCTACTTCTATTGACTTAGATATTCTGGATTTCCACCATTATTTTATAATCAATAAATATTGATATTTCTAAGTCCCGACATGGGAATAGTCGTTGAACATTTACCCTCGACTCAAGTACCGTATGGTCTACGGAATACGTTAGGGTACTTTGCTGCATGAACAGCCAATCCTTACGTTTTCAAACCTTCATAGTATAGTTTCCTTACTATTGTGGTGTAAGGCTCTAAGGCATTACCTGCAATTAAATTCATTCTATAATATGTATTTCTACATATTCAGCCCGAAATCAAGCTGCAGTTCCAAGCGCAATTGTATCAGCCAAACTATTGTTTGCTTCCATCATTGCACTAGACGATCTTGTTAATATTTCAGAGATATCCAAGTTAGAAACTGCGAAATTGTTTCCAACTGTGTTAATCATCGACATGATTTTTTCAACATCTTGGACATCATATTTAAATGCTTTCATAATGCTGGTGAGCGTATCGCCAGCTTGCTCAATACTCATTCCAGGGGATATTGTTTTAAACCATGAAGAATATTTAGCCATTTCTGTAGCTGCTTCTTTAGAACTATATCCTAAACGAGAAAATTCGGCTGCTTGATTTATAATCTCTTCAGTAGTAACGCCCATCTGTTTCGCTACTTTATTAGAAGAATAATAAAAATCGTCCAGCTCACTATTTGTCATAGTAGTAGTCTTTTTCAGATCTACCAAGGCAGTATCTAATGCTTTAACAGTACCAAGCCCACCTTTAACAGACTGAATAGCCTTCATTACCAGAAAAGTAAAACTCGACCAATAACTAAAAGAACTCATTCCTTCTCTTAATACCTGGAAGAATGTTTTACCGAGTTTTCCAGCATTACGGGCAGCAACACCAATATTGCCGAAACTTTGTTCCAATTGTGCTAATTTAGTTTTGCTAACTTCAGCACCTTGAGCAGTCTCATTAAGAATTTTCTTTAACTCATCACCAAAGAATTTTACGGATTTGCCGTTTTTACTCATAAAGTCTTGGACTCTGTTATGTAAAGAAGCAACAGCGGTATCTTTAGCAAGATCAGCATTCATTGATCTGACAGAACTGGTAACTTTTTTTATCTGAATATCTAATTCTTTTTCCGCAGCAATTAATGCTTTCTGATTTTCAACAGTATTATTATTTGATAAAGCTTTAGAAGCATTTCCTAAATTATCCAATGCCGTTGATAAAGCAGTAGTGCTAATTCTTGCATTTCCATTTACGTCAGTCCATTGTCTTGTCTTTGCAATCAGGGATTCAACCTTGGACTCGTACCCGCCAGTATCAATTGAAAGTTGAATTTTATTGGCTTGTGCCATAGATTTTGTTTCAGCCTTAACACGACTTAACTGTGTCTCTGCAACTCTAAGTTTGTCAATAAACGCATCAAGAGAAGATTTATCACCTACACTAGCAATAGCAGTATCTAATTCTCTAAGAGTATGAGTCATTTGTTCAAAACCAGTGGAATCAGCCTTTAATTTACCGAGTCTTTCTTGGGTTTGAGCAATACCAGAAGAGATATCAACACTTTTCATCTGAGTAGCTACATTTTCCGCATTTCTGAATTGCGCAACCATTGATTCTAATGCTGTAATTTCTCTCTGTGCATTAGACACCATAGAAGAAAAAGTAGCGTTATCAGCATTTCTTACATTTTCAATTGCATGGGAAACTTTATCATACTGTTGCGACAGAGCAGAAATAGTATTAGAATCCTTGATAGGTCTTGAAGAATTAATATCAGAATAATTTGCTTTTAATTTATCAAGTTTGGTTTGTAAATTATCGGCTTTAGCAGAAATAGTATCTATTTGTTTAATAACGCCATTATTGTTGATTGAACCGCTAGAATATTCAAAAGATCTATTTAATTCGTTATATTTATAAGTCAGTTTTTCTACTACACCTTTAGCGTTTTTAACTTTGACAACAAAAGATTTTAAGTTCTTATTTTCACCAAGTTTTTCTTGGATAGATACAGTCTTTGAAAGAGTATTAAAATATGTTTCTGCTTCGGCCTTAGTATTAAAAGAAGTTGTAAAATCAGTTTGTTGTATAATATTTCCGTTTTCTTTTAATTGTCTTTGGACATTAGCTGTTTGCTGAATGGCTTGTTGCTTTCGGTTTTCATTCTTAACAACCTGATCAGCAGAAGTGGTTGACTCCTGTGATTCTTTTTGCATAAAGGTTGTCATTTCATTTTGCAGATTAATAACGGTATCCCTTGCACGTTCAACATCAGACAGATATTTTGTTACATCACCATGAGCGTTCGGATGAGGAACCAATCCCTGTTCTCCGTTTAGGATAGCTTGTGCTTTTTGCAACTCGCATATAATGGTCTGTAATTGGTCTTGCGCTGTAGTAATATTAAGCAGATCCATTCTGCCAGTAGTATTACACATTTCTTCCCAAACACTATCTAATGAAATAGCTTCTTGCTTTGTGGCAGAGAATTGAACTCCTAAGTCTTTTAGTTCCCTATTTAATTTACCTGCGCTTAGGTCTGTCCCAGATAATCCAGAAGATTTATATCCAACAGATATTGTCTTTCCATTAAAATAATCTGCAAATCTCTTGACTTCTTCTATACCTGGGAAACTTCTTGTTTTACCGAAAGCGTCTAATACCTTTCCTAATTCAGAACATTTTGATATGAGCTGTTCCCATGCACTGTCACTGTTAGTCTTAGCTGTTTCACGTCCAAGATTGTTGATTTCTGATACTAATAACCTAACCTGACCAACAACATCATCACCTACAGAGGCTCTGTTTAAATTTAATTTTTTAATGATATCATTAGCATTAAGGCTGGTTATTTCTTTAAGGGTGTCAGTTATATTTTTTTTAATATTATTAACACTTGATGAAACACTTTGATTGAGCGCATCTCCAATTTGTTGTCCACCTTGTTTTGCATTCCTGACAGCTTGATTTGTATCTATATTAATATTGGAAATAGTAATTTTCTGATTAATTAATTTTCCGATATCATTGGCTAACTTTTGCGCTGCATCTGGATCAAGTTTAGCTGCAATTTGCAACTCTTTCAAATTGCCCTGTAGTTTATTAATAATATCAGAATCAATATTTTCTTTTGATTTCGCTTCGTCTAATTTCGCTTGAAGCAACACCAAAAATTCATCCATAAAATACCTCCCTCAATTTTAAGCATAAAAATAACCGCCAACAGAAGGGCGGTAGTAGTTACAATTATTTAGTTTCACTTAACATTCAGTCCTTGTTTTCGTAATTCTTCCTTTAATATATCAATTGCATGAAGCTTACAAAACTCTATAAACACTTCCCAAAATCTATGTTCTTTTGTTTCCTCTGTAACAAATCCGCCGTGGGAGCCGATAGACGCAGCATAAATTTGTTTCTCCCCAGTCCAAAAATTATTGTAGTTCATTGCAGACTTATCCATAAAAACTTGTCCACAAGTTTGTGTAAGCATTTTTGTCATTGCCGACCTCCAGAACTGGTATGTCCTGTGATAGTATTCAGGATCAAAAACGTCATAAAATTCTTCGTCAATAATTTGCTGTAAACTTCCCAAGAGTCTATTACAGGCATTCTCAACAGCTTTACCACAAACAACATTTATCATTTTTAAATCATTAGGTGATTTTATTACCGTAGCCATATATTATTTATCCTTTAAGCAAAAATTCCCACACATAATAGTGAGAGAGCAGTAATAGTTTTGTCGATAAAAGAGACATTCTATACCTTGTTTTTTTCATTAATTTTATTGTCAGCCTTGTTACCAACAACCAATCTGATAACTGAATCAGTCAATTTCTTTTCTAATTCCTCTGGATGTTTTGCCAGTTCTGCAATTGTTTTATCGACAATCTTCCAAAATGCTAATTTGTACTTAATTTCCTTTGCTTTAATCATATATAATCTAAAAAGTGTAATCATGATAAATTTCCTCCAATTTTAATATAATTTTACCATTTATAATGTGGTTTTTCTTCATCAAACAGCCAATATCTGAGATAATCATCAGCCACTATAGCAATCAAAGAAATAAAAAACCATGCAATAGTAAACGGAAGACATACCTGTCCCATAATATTAAATGGAACATTACTATAATCCCAAATATGCCAGCCTAATTTTATGTTTAATATGTATCCAGAAATAAACTTCAGCGCAGTTACAATTCCTGATCCAATTAGCATCTGTTTCCATAATTCCATATTCCAGCTAATGAATTCATTTATTAAACCTATAAAGATGAAGGCGATGGCAGAGACAATAAACATAGTCCAGTGGGATTGCCCACGGTATAGCAGTTCTATTATTACATAAGTGAATCCACCTATACCCCCCAATATTATATACTTAATGATGTTTTTTATATTAATCATATAAATCTCCATTCCGCCGCCTTTCAGTTGGCGGCACAAATAGTAATGAAAGTGTTTCAACTCTCTACGCTGTGCTGTAAAATAGTTTGTGAGAAGCTAAACTACAAAGCACGGGAGGAGGAGTTGTAATAACTTTCTTCGTTTTAGACAGCATATAAATCAGTGTAAGTTCTGCCTTTTCAAGCACAAATAAGTGGCATTACGAATCCGTACACTAAGAATTGTTTAAGCGCCTTAGTTTAATTGTGTGGCAGTCCAGTCAATGGCTTCTCATCTTTTACGAAAGGAGTCTGGCTATGAAAGTTACTTACCAAACCTGTTGTGGTGCCGATGTTCACAAATCGTTTCTCGTTGCCACAATCGTCAAAACTACTGGTGGCATTGAGCCTTCTTACCAAAAGAAGCGCTTTTCCACTTTTAACAATTCTATTCTCGAATTCAAGCAATGGCTTCTCGGCAATGACTGCCATGATATCTGTATGGAATCCACAGGTAAATACTGGGTTCCTGTCTTTAATCTTCTGGAAAATGAAATCAATGTTGTCATTGCCAACCCCAAATGGGTAAAAGCTGTCAAAGGCAACAAAGATGACGCCTAAGATTCTAAATGGACCGGAGATCTATTCCGTCTTGGACTTGTGAAAGGCAGTTACATTCCCTGCAAGACAATTCGTATTCTTAGAGAATACACTCGCTATCGTTACAAGCTTGTTTCCTGCCGTTCAAGTGAAAAGAATCGATATCAGAATGCTCTTACTGTTTGTAATGTCGCGTTAGATTCTGTTGTTTCCGATATCTTTGGGAAGTCATCCACGTCCATTATTGACTATCTGCTTGAACAATCAGGTACGTCCATTAACCACGAAGAAATCGCATCTAAACTTCTTAGGAGCCTCAAATCCAAAGAAGATGCTGTTATAGAATCCATCGAAGGATATCAGATGACTGATGCACAAAAATACCGTATGCGCCTTGTCCGCGCACATATGGATTATATCACAGCTGAAATCAACGATGTTGATAAAATGATAGAAAATATGATTTCTTCTAATCCTGATTTTGAAAATGCTGTCCAGTTCCTCTGTACCATTCCGGGTGTCAAACGTGATAGTGCAATCACTATCATCTCCGAAATCGGTATAGATATGTCTCAATTCGGGGGTTCCAAACGTTTATGCTGCTGGGCTGGTTTAACACCTGGCAGCAATGAATCTGCTGGTAAGAAGAAATCTGTTCGGATTACACGTGCCGGAGTCTACCTCAAACCTGCATTAGTACAGTGTGCCCATGCAGCCGTAAAATCTGACAAATCTCCTTACTACAAAAAGAAATATGAATCTCTTGCTAAACGTCGTGGCAAGAAAAGAGCCATTATCGCTATTGCCCGTATGATTCTTACCGCCATCTACCAGATGTTGTCTACTGGCGAGCAGTGGAATCCGAGCGACCTTTATAAAATCGATATGACTATAGCTCTTGTTGAAAAACAAAAAGCAAAAGTTATCAAGCAAGCCAAGAAACTATTGCAACGAGAGGGACTGCTTCCTCCTGATGAACCATTAGCTTCTTAATCTAATTTTCTAACTCTATAACACTTTAAAAAGTTGCCTGCCATAGACAGCTTATTCAAGTGCGCCCATTTATGGTTTTCCTCTACTTTCTTTCACACTATCTTCTTTAACAACATCAGGAATAATCATATCGACAAGTTTATTGATAACTGCAAATTTTGCCCACTGATAAGTAGGATTGGTTGCATATGCTTCTTTATCCAAGAAAGAGCAATCAGCTTTCATAAGATTTGCAATCTCTCTATCAATAGCAGCATTTACCAGCACCTCTTTTTCATCTAAAGTTTTGCTGGTATCATAACTTTTCTTTGCAGAAAAATTAACTGCTCTGTAATTATTTACATAATCCTTCCATGCAGGAATTAAATTCTTTTCTCCATCCTGGGAGAAATTAACAGTCTTAAACGCCATTATGTATATCCTCCTTCCTCATAGATATGTGTATTGTTTTAATAAATCGTATCCTGCATTTTTATTACTATAAAGATTTTGTCTGTTTTCCAATTCCCATTCAGAAATTACAGACAATCCATAGAATAGGGAAGTAGCACTATCACGTTTTTTGGTTTTTACAATACGATTGTATTGCAGATTGCCAGATTCAGAATATTCCTGTTTGATGTTGCTTAACTCACTCTGCAAGGTATCATGTTCAATATATTGTGCGTATTCTTCTGGAGTAATTTCACCAGATTTATATAGTGCATCTACTTCGTCAGAGGCAACTAATAATTGCAAAGTTCTATCTTCAAAACAGGATTTCATATATGGATAATATGTCGTGTTAAAATCATTTGTTGCATTGATTGCTCTTATCATAGGAATTGCATTGTCTAATAAAAATCCTTCCTCATCGTTATCTTTGATTAGTGGAGGGTATTCAACTGTCACTTTTGTTTTAGGATCTGTATATTCCCATGACTCATAAAACATACGAGGCAGTCCGTTACCGGCACCACGTTCATCAATGATAAGTTTTTTACAGTTAGGAAATTTAAGATGAATTAGCTCTCTAAGATTATCTCTTTGTTTTTCAATAGGAAGACCATTAACAACCTTTGTATATACAGCAGATTTAGTATATGTTCCTTTTGGACGTAATTTTAATTTCAAAACATGAGTACAAGCATTATCTGAGTTTTTAGCTGTTGATACTGCAACGTCATGTGTTATTACATATATAGAATCTGATTTCTTTGGTTGCTCCAATTCACAGTGTTCAAGAACTCGGCATGGCATTGTTAATTCATATGGATAATAGCTTTCTCCACTAGAACCAACAAACACGCCTTCATACTCATAGGCAAATTTATCAGATGTCATTGTGGGTTTTGCACGTTCCTGTTCAATGTCATCTGCATCAAACAGACCTGCTTGGTTGCCTACCTGATAAGGAAAACACATAGCAACATAATTTTGATTTCCTGATACCATCTGCTCAAAATGATATTTAAATCGCTTATATAATCCACTTGTTTTTAAGTAAGCAGAAGAGATAAAGATTACTTTACCCTTTTCATTTTGTTTCCATTTTAAAGCATTTTGCCGCTTTGTCTTTGTCATAGGAATCAAAATAGTTTCTATAATATCGTCTTTAACAAGCCTAGCTTCATCAACGAGAAGATAATTAAACCTCCAGCTTCTCGCACTGTCACCACCACGATCCTGTGCAAGAGTGATTGCACGAATCTCAGAACCGTTTTTAAATTCACAGTAACAGTCATCAGCCCCAGTTCTGATAGGAAAGTTGATTTCCCTTGCTATTGTTTCATTTTTAGAAAGTTCACCTTTGATTTTTTGAATAATCACGTTACGAGCTTGTTGAGAATTTCCGCTGGCAATACCGCATTTAACATTCGGATAAAGAATAGAAACACATATATAAAACAAAGCAACTATCCAAGACTTACCAATACCACGACAGGCAATAAGTACACTGAATTGACCTCTCCCCATTGCTCTCAAAATAACTCGTTGAAATGGAAATAAGTCTACGCCCAATATGTCAATGGCAAACTCATCTATGTAATATCTGTAATATGAGAAAAATTCCGTCCATGCCTCATAATCTATGGATACTTCGTTAATTGGATCGTTAGAGTATGTAGAGTCAAAATCTTCTGCGTGTTTTTTGTCGTATAACTGTTTTTCCTTTTCTTGTTGCTTTTCGTATTTATCCATAACACACCACTACAATGACTTTGTGATAGTGCTTAGATAGTCTATCATTTCGTCAATCGTATCTTTCTTTAGCGGTTTGTGTTCTGGAATCCAGTTATGAACTTCGACCATAGCAGCAACTTTAGAAAAACTACTTATACCAACATCATTTACACTTCTTGTACTTTCACTAAATTTTGCAGATTTCGATAGAGTATCAAATGCTTCCCTTGCATTTTTATACCTTGCATCCGCACCTTCAGTTCCATTTATCATTTCATCAAATGCTTTATCCATCTGAAGACGGGCTTTTGCAATTTTACGAGCATAATCACGGTGGTTTTCTGTGATTATTTTGTAGTCTCGTTCAAGTCCGGCATAATAGTTGTTCAGATAATCAATATCTTTTTGACTATACTTACCCATCCACTTATCATCATAGATGAGTTCATCAGATTCAGTTTGAATACACTGTTGTGAAGTTTTTATCTTGGATTGATTCTGGGTACTTGAAACTTTAGAATACTGATTAATCAAATGAGAATATCTATTTAAAATTTCATCTTTTTCCTTTTTGGTACGATTACTATTCTGATGAATAAAACCTTCTTTTTCTGCATCGGAGTACGATTTTGCCTTATCCTGTCTCATTGCTACCAGTGTAAAATACTTCTGTAATATCTCGTACCCATGCAGTGAAACCTCTTCATCACTCAGGTAACTATTTTCTTTCTTCAAAGATTCTTCGGAAGAGAAGAGTAGGTCAAAATACAGAGGTTTATCAATATTTCTAAGCAAGTCCTTAAATTTATCAAAATCAATTCTTCCATCCTCAGACAGAACAGAAGTCTTGCAACATTCTTTACAAACAGGTATGCGTTCATCAAGTGAGTACATAGGTGAGCTGCTATAATAGAAGTCTGTTAAATTCTTTTCCTCATGACAGCATGTACAGATCTTTTTCCCTTTTTGCTGATTGGCTGGCAACGGTTTATTGCCAAATGATTGCGATTTTTTTCTTGGCATATTGCCACCATCCTTTCATTTTCAGATTATTTATTTGTTTAATAACGCACTAAGTATTGGGAAAATGCATTTACATTTTCTATATATTGTTGTATACTACTTCATAATGAAAGAGGTGATTGTATGTATACAGGGTTTAATGTTTTAATTAGTAACAACAAACTAATTACTTTGAATCAGAATAAATATATTTATACTGGTAAAAATATTAAAAAGAAACATGAAATGAATGTTCATAGGAATCTTGACCAGCTATTACATGAGTCTGATGTCATAAATGGAGATTTAGTTCAAAATTTGTGGTTTCCACAAGAAATATTTGGAGATGAAAATTTTATATTTATTTCTCATTCTCATAAAGATGAAGATTTAGCTATGAGATTAGCGGGTTTTCTATATGAAGAATTTAAGATAATGTCTTTTATAGATTCATGTGTGTGGCTGTATTCTGATACACTTAATAAAAAATTAAACAATTGTAATGAAATAGAAGGAGGTCATTGTCATTGCTGTAATTGTAATGATTTTACAAAAAATATAGGTTATGTACATATGATGCTTGCATCTTCTATTATGGCGATGATTGACAAATGTGAATGCGTTTTCTTTTTAAACACACCATCATCTATTAATAAAAATGATAAAACTGAATCTCCTTGGATTTATTATGAGTTAAACATTGCTGATATTGTAAAGAAAGAAAGCAAAATAGAACAATATCTTACAGAAGGTGTTACGGAATTTATTTGTAAGTCAATGGAATTTTCGCCAAAGTTAGATGATATGACACCAATTAATGAAAAGACACTAATGAATTGGAGTATAAATTATTGCAAAACATATTGTAGAGAAAATCCGTTTAAAACATTATATAAAACGATTGGAGAATACCCATATGTGTGACAATACAATTTCTGAAACTATTATTCATAAAGAAATCGACTTAATACAATCATGTATAAATCGAATGGCAAAAAATTCTTTTTCTTGTAAAGGATGGAATCTTACATTAGTTGCAGGAGCATTTGCGTTAGTTCCTGAAAATATTAACAAATGGTATATTTGTATTGTTATATTATGCATTGATTTATGTTTTTGGTGGCTTGATTCCTTTTTCCTTTTACAAGAGCAAAAGTATAGAGATAAATACGAATGGGTTATTAAAAAGAGGCTAGAAGGAAATAAAAATTACTTATATGATCTTAATCCTTATAATAAAAATATGAATCTTACGGATAAAAAACGCAATGTTTTTAAAACTGCTTTTTCAAAAACCTTAATGCCTATGTATGGTGGCATAGCAATACTTATAATCATATTCATTATTATCAAATTAAATGGAGGAGTATAAATTATGGGAAGAAAAATTTTCATATCTTACAAATATGCAGATAGTAACGTTTATCCAGTTCCAAGATTTAGTGAGTATAATCCCAAAGTAAGGGATTATGTTTCATGGCTGGAGGATAAATTTAAAAACCGTACAGAACATTATTATAAGGGAGAATCTGACAATGAAGATTTATCAATGCACGGTAAACGCACGATTTTATGTCTATCCGCCAAAGAAAAAATCTGATATATTATATTTAGTAACTGACAATCCCCGCACAATCGTATACAATTATTTCTATACTTCTTGAAAG